AGTTCTTGGGGGCTATTACACATCATCAAATGTTGTTGGTAAAGTTGCAACAGGGTGTTATCAGGTATATTCACTTGGGGCGTGTCAGCAAGGGGTTACTGTAGTTTATGCAACTACAACAGACAATACAGCAACCCGTCTTAAATCTGATACATCCGCTGCTGGTGCTACGAATCAGCTTGTTTTGTCAAACAACCAGTCAATGTCGTTCAAAGGGCAATGTGTTGCTCAAAGAAAAGGGTCTGAATCAACGACATCTACGGCAGCGTGGGAGTTTTCTGGCGTTATCAGACGCGGGGCAAACGCAGCATCTACGGCACTGGTTTCTGCCGTCACACCAACACTGATTGCTGCCGATGCGGATGCTTCGGCTTGGACTGTTGCAGTAACTGCGGATACAACAAACGGCGCACTAGCAGTAACTGTTACTGGAGAAAACAGCAAATCAATACGCTGGGTATGCTACATCCAGTCCGCAGAAGTCATCTACGCGTAATCGAGGATAATATGGCACTTTTATTGAACGTAACAAATACCCCGCTTGGGGTTGGATTCAAAAATGCGTATGCAAGGATTGCAACGGTGATAGTGTCTCGTCAGGTTGGCGGGGGACATCGCGTCATGATTGACGTTGCCATCTATGCAACGATGCCAGACGACAACACACAAAACGTGGACATGAAGCGTTATGTATTGCCACTGAATGAGTTGCAGACAGGCGATCCACTGCCTGCCGCCTACGTCTGGATCAAAACGCAGCCGGATTTTGATGGTGCTGTAGATGTTTGAAGTAATAAAAGGAGAAGCTGAATGTCAGCAGAAGAAGTGGTGTTGGCTTCGCCTAGCCTGAATAAAGGCGGACGCCCTAGCAACAAGGATAAACCCCTTGGTAGGGCTTCTAATACGATGGTGGCGCGTAAGCTAGGTAATATTGCTCCAGAGGCAATGGATTTGATTATCGAAGCTATGCGTGACATCAATGAGCCTATGAAAGAGCGCACTAAGAATGCTCAGTGGATTGTAGCTACAATGATGGCTTCCTTGAAAGAAGTGGATCGTCAAACAATGCTTCAATACACAATTGAAAAGCTCAAGAAAGAGAATAACGGCAAGGAAATGAAGTCTGAAGATGTTCCAGATGTGGACGAAGATGAAGACGATGGTTGTGCCATGTTCAGTCTGTCTATTGTGAAATAACAGCCATGAATAACAAGTATTGCGTTGCAGAGAGCATTAACAGCAAGGTGAATGCTGAAACCACATATTCTACAGACGCTGATAATTATGGCGAGATGGAATATTGGACTGAAGCGTTGAATAAAGGTAATTGTGAAGATTACGCCTTGAAGAAAAGGGCAATGCTGTTAGAGATGGGATGGAGTTTGGATTCCCTATTGCTCTGTACATGCAAGACTGAAACTGGTGAGGGACATTGTGTATTGTGGGTGAATACAGACAAGGGTGGGTATATCCTTGATAATCGTTATCACTGGCCAATGTCCCCGTCCGCTCTCCCCTATGAATGGCAATACATTATGAAAGGTGGGAAATGGCACACATTGGATGGGTGGCAATAATCTTATCTGGCTGTGCATCGAATAAAGGCTCTCCTGTGATTGGTGAGGTTGTTGATGAGCCAATAGGGTTTAGTGAGATGTGTATTAGGAATAGTACATTGCCAATATGCAATGAATAATAGATAAATGTTGTTTCAGTATATTGACAACTGGAAGAACAGTGTTATTCTGTCTTTATGGAAGGCATTTTCAGCAAGAGCTGATACAGAATTAGTGGATAGGATGGCCCCCGAACGGTGTGCTCTACACACACCCCTCCGCTTCTTATTTTTAACTTCCTGAATAAAGTACGGAGAAACAACATGCGAAACTTAGGTCACATTGGTTTGAGTTCTTACTGCGTTACAGAGTGCGGTAAGATTTTCAGTTTGAAAAGTAACAGATTCCTGCGGGGCTGGATGCTTGACGGTTATCATTGCGTTTGTCCTACGGATGACAGCGGTGTTGTGTGGATGAACACAAAGGTACACCGACTAATTGCAATGGCGTTCATTCCAAACCCTGAAAACAAGGCACAGGTCAATCACATAGATGGTTGTAAGACTAATAATGCAATTAGTAACTTGGAATGGGCAACTCCTCAAGAAAACACAATCCATGCAAATGTGATGGGCTTGCGTAAACAAACATTCTTGACAGATCAAAACCTAATTCCAGACCCTTCTGAAATCATCCATGACTGGACTAAGAACACTGGATACCGGGACGTTACAGAAGATGATGTTCACAAAGTTTGTCAGATGATGCAAGATGGGTACCGTGTTTGTGATGTGTCTAGGATGACAGGTATAGACCGTAGATTTATTCAACACCTGAGAGACAACCAGAAAGAGCAATGGAAGCACATCTCGACGAAGTATGATTTCTCAAAACTGAAGAAGAAAACAAATACATCTGTAGAGAAGATCGTCCAGATTTGTGAAGAACTTCAGGCTGGCAAGGGCGTCTTGCAAATAGCAAGAGAATTGGATGTTGACCGTAAATTGGTAGGGAATATCCGTAATAGGAAGTTCTACAAGGACATTTCTTTTGATTACAATTTCAAGACGTATGATGATTTGAATCAAGAGCAATCAGAAGATGACGGTTAAGAAGAAAGAACTGATAGGGCCGAAGAGCGTGAAGCAGGAGATGTTCATCTCTTCGGATGCCGATATAACAATTTTTGGCGGCGCGATGGGCGCGGGCAAGACGTACTTGGGGATTATGAAATACTTACAGTACATTCACCTCCCTACTTTCCGTGGTGTGATTACTCGTAGAACAACTCCTCAATTGACTGGTGTTGGTGGTGTTCTTGACACAGCTATGGACTTGTTCAGGAAGGTAGACCCGAAAGTCCGTTATAATTCTCAGACAAAGCAGTTCAAGTTTTCTAGTGGTGCGTTGATTGCATTGCAGCACTTTGAGTACGAAAAGGATAAAGACAACTTTCAGGGTTTGCAAGCAAATCTAATCTTGGTTGATGAAGCTCAACAATACACTGAAACACAAGTAACATACTTACGGGGTCGTAATCGTAATCCGAAATGCCCTGAAGTTAGACCAAGGATGATGCTTACTTGTAACCCGGAAAAGAAATCATTCCTCAGAAAGTGGATCGACTGGTGGTTAGATTCTGACGGGTTTCCTCGAAAAGATCGAGATGGGGTGAAGAGGTACTACCTTCCACTTGGCGGAAAGATGTATTGGGCGGATACAGCAGAAGAATTGATTGCAGAACATTCCAAAAGCTATCCCAACCCAGATGAATGTATCCCAACTTCCGTGGTATTTATTTCCGCTAATATTTACGATAACCCACCGCTGATGGAAGCGCAACCAGAATATATTGGTAACTTGCTTGCGATGGGCAAGATTGAACAGGCAAAATACCTGCATGGATGTTGGGATGCAGAGCTTGAAGGCAGTGGTTACTGGAAGAAAGAATGGTGCGAGATTGTTCCAGTGCCACCACTTAATGTGGTTAAGAAAGTAAGAGCGTGGGATATTAGTGGTTCCCTTCCATCCGACCTAATGCCCGACCCAGACTGGACAGTCGGCACATTAATGTCTAAAGATAAATACGGGATGTATTACGTCGAAGATGTAGTTAGGTTTCGCGCTAGACACGGAGAAGTGTTTCAGAAGATGCTTGAAACTGCAAAAGCCGATGGCGAAGATGTAATGATTGTTGTACCTCAAGACCCCGGAAGTGCTGGCAAGCAATATGCTTCAGTCCTTGTAAGAGATTTAGCTGAACATGGTTTCTATTCTAAATCAAAACATACATCAAAGTCAAAGGTTCAACGCTTTGCCCCGTTCTGTGCTTCATGTGAGAGTGGTAGTGTAAAGCTGGTTGCCGGAGAATGGAACGATGAGTTTATCAACGAGCTAGAGGCATTCGACGGAAGTAGGCGTGTCAAGGATGATATTGTGGACACATGTGGCGATGCACATTCAATGCTAGCCTCCGGTATTTCCATCCCAACATTCACCCCTCCAGATATGTCCGGTGTAAGTCGTTTTGGCTTTGCATAAATGCCCTTCGCATAAACGCCACGGCTTATGAACACATTAACATTTAACAGGAGAACAGCCAATGGCTGAAATGGAAGAAAATGAAGATTTCAGTCAGCTAACTTCTGATGGCTCCCCCATCCCCCGTATGAAAATGAGTGAGGTGGGGTATAGTGGACTGAAGATTAGTAGCGGTATTGTGTACGAAGAGGCTAGGCGTGAACTGCGGTGGCCTGACAGCTTGAAAACGTACAAAGAGATGCGTAAGGACACCACCATCTCTGCCGCTCTCAAAGCCTATGAGTTGATGATTAGCCGCGTTGAATGGGATGTTGAAGCATGTGATGATGCCACAGACCAACAAAAACTGCGTGCTGAATATATCGAATCTGTCATGCACGACATGGAGGGAAGTTGGTTCCAGTTCATCAAAGAATGCCTAACCTACCTCACCTTTGGTCACTCCGTTATTGAGAAGGTTCCGCGCAGGCGTAGATACGTCAACGGCAGTAAGTACAATGACGGCTTTGTTGGCTTGCGTAAGTTGGCTCCTCGCGCACAAGATACCATTACCAAATGGGTGTTTAGTGAAGATGGACGAGACTTAATTGGATTGGAACAGACAGTAACTAACACTGATGGGTATGTGCGCTATATTGATAGCGGTACGGCTGTATTCATTCCTCGTGACAGGTTTATGTTGTTCCGTGCTGATGCTACAAAGGATAATCCAGAGGGTACATCGCCACTGAGCAATTGCTACATTGCCTATCGCTTCCGTAAGGAATTGGAAGAGATTGAGGCTGTTGGGTACAGCAAGAATATTAATGGTGTTCCGATTGTCTGGCTGCATCCAAAGTATATGGCAGAGGACGCTAGTGACCAAGATCGCTTGGTATATTCTTACTACAAGAACATGGTTCGCAACCTCCAAATGAATGAGCAAACAGGTATCGTAATGCCGCTCATGTATGACGAAGGGCGGAACAAGATGTTCGATTTTGAACTACTCTCTGTCAACAATACAACTGCACAACACATTCAAGCTGCGATTACGAGGTGGGATAATAAAATCCTTACAGCGTTGCACAGTGACCTACTCAAACTTGGTCAAGATGCTGTTGGTAGCTATAGCCTAGCAGACAGTAAGACAAACATGATGGCCATGGCTATCGAAGCGCGACTCAAAGAAATCCAAGACGTTCTGAATAACGACCTCATTCCTTGGCTCTATAAAATGAATGGTTGGCGCGATACTGAGCTGCCTAAGTTTGTTTATGGAGATTTGGATGAAACAGACCTAGAAGCATTCAGTAAGGCTATTCAGCGTATTAAAGCTGTCGGTTTGATTGCACCTACTCCGGGTAATGTTAATCATATCGCTGAAGTGTTGGGTTTACCAGACGAAGTTGAAGATGACATGGATCAAGAAGAGTTGAATATCTTACTTGGTAAGCCAACATCAAGAAGCGGAGACGGCATGGAAACAGGGATGGGGAATGGCACTGCCAAGTCTGTTTCGGAAGACGACAATAGTGCTATGAACCCAGAGAACAATGGATAGAGATAAAGGAGAAATATAATAATGGGGAAGTTGTTACGCTTGACAAACAAGTTGTACAACACCCCTCATTTGATGCTTCCGGCATCTCTTGAGCGAGTGTTTACTTATCTGGATGATCGAAACAATCATGCAGAACTTGCTGTGCAGTTGGAAAAGAAACCAAAAGAACGGAACGTACAATACGTCGCTGAAACACAAGTTGGTGTTTTGAGCGTTAGCGGCCCACTCACTTATATTGAATATGAGGCAATGTGTGGCGAACAGAATAGTTCGTATCAACAGATTGTGGATGACTTCGATAAGCTGTGCAGCATGGGCGCTAGAACGATTGTCATGGATGTAGATAGTCCGGGGGGCGAGGCGTATGGCCTCCAAGAAACAGGTCGCTATCTTCGCAAGAAAGCCAATGAGAAAGGTATTCAGCTTGTTGCATATGTTGATGGGTTGAGTGCTTCTGCTGCGTTTGGTCTATCTGTCGCTGCACACGAAATCATCGCAAATCCTGATGCTGAATTGGGAAGTGTTGGTGTTGTTGTAAAACTTAGGAATATGAACAAGGCCATGAATAATGCAGGTGTTGAAGACACTTACATCTATGCTGGCGACAGTAAGATTCCTTTCAAAGAGGATGGTAGCTTCAGGGAAGATTTCCTTGCTGACATCCAATATAAAGTCGATGCTCTATATCAACAGTTTACTGAGTATGTTGCGGATATGCGGGGAATCGACGTAGGTGTTGTTAAATCTACTCAAGCAAAAGTTCTACTGGCACAAGATGCCATTGGTATTGGCTTCGCTGATAAGGTGATGACACGAGAAGATTTTAGTAACTATCTAGCTGACCTAGTGGAGAAACCTATGCGATTCTCTTTCAAATCTAAAGGGGAAAATAAAAACATGACTACTGATGTCATTGAACAAGAAGCTGTTGCTTCGCTCAAGGCAGATTTTGAAGCTGCTGTAGCCAAGAATGCTGAACTGGCTGCTGCTCTGACAGCTCAGAATGAAGCGTTTGAAGCTGCTCAAGCTCAAGCCGCTGAATTGCAAAAAGCTGTAGCTGCTGCTCAGGAACAGATTGCTCAAATGCAAGCTGCTGCTGCCAAGGAAGCGTCCGACAAGCGTATGGCTGCTCTGCAAGCTGTCGTTGACCAAGATCAAGCCGCTACGCTGCATGTGTCGCTGGCTGCTCTGGATGACAAGGCGTTTGCTACGGTTGTTGCTTCGCTGCAAACCAAGGCTGTTGATGAAGATAAGGCTTTTGCCGAAAAGGGATTCGCTGGTAGCAATGCTGACCCGGTGGAAGAAGACAAGACTGCGGCCATCATTAAGGCCAAGTATGCTGCTAAGAAGCAGTAATTACAATAACACACAAGGAGAATTAATATGGTCGCTCTTGTAGCTACTGAAACTAAGCGGTTGGGTGATGTACTGAAGTATGAATTTGAACGCGAAATGGGTTTTTGCCGTAAGGCTGTAACTGCATACGAGTCTGGTGCTAAGACCTACACCCCCGGCACTGTTCTGGGCAAGACACTGGTTAGCGGTTCTGCTGCTGCTGTCGCTGGTGGTGCCAACACTGGTAACGGTACGATGGGTAGCATCACCGTTTCGTCTCACGCCAAGATTGGTCAATATGTTCTGCGTATCACTGTTGCTTCTAGCAACGCCGGTGCCTTTGAACTGCTGAACTCCAGTGGCTCTGTCATCGGTACTGGTAACGTAGCTTCGGCTTTCGTTGGCAATGGTCTGGCTTTCACGCTGGCTGACGGCTCTGCCGACTTTATCGTTGGTGACACCTTCACTATCACCGTGACTGGTACTGAAAAGTACAAGATTCTGGAAAACACTGCTTCGGACGGCTCTGCCGCTTTCGCTGGTATTTATATCGGTGCTTCTAACGGTCTGGGTATTGACACTTCTGTTGCCGCCACCACTGACACCACTGTCCTGATTCTGGAGCGTGGCCCGGCTATGGTTGCCAAGGAAGGTTTGACGCTTGGCGCGTCTATCAACACTGCTGCTGAGAAGAATGCTCTGTACGCTCAAATGGCTGCTGTCGGCATCATTGCTGAAGCTCAAATCTAATAACAAGGAGAACTAGAGAATGGCTATTGTAAGGTCGTACACCGACGCTTTTCAGATCATTGACCGCACCCCTGAAATCAACCTGATTCCGAATCAGTGGGGCATTATCACTCAATCGGGTATTTTCCCGTCTACCGAAGGGGTCACCACCCCGGTAGTTAGCATGGAACAAATCACCAAATCCGGCGCTGTCATGGTTGACCGTATTCGTGGTGAGCGTAACAACGTTTCCAAGGACTATGTGCGTAAGCTGTATTCCTTCAACGTCCCCCACTTCCCGCTTGACGATGTGCTGAAGCCGGAAGACATTCAATCTCGTTCTGCCTATGGCACGAATGACCAGCCGGAACAAGAAGCTCTGGCTCTGGCTCGTAAGATTGAGCGTATCCGCATGTCGCACATGCAACTGAAGGAAAAGGCATTTGCTCAACTGCTGGCTGATGGTACGGTCTATTCCCCGAATGGCACTATCTCTACCAACTTCTACACCGAGTTTGGTATCACCCGTAAGGAAATTGATTTCGTGTTTGGTACTGCCACCACGGACATCATGGGTAAAGTGGAAGAAGGTATTGCCCACATCATCGATAACCTGCTTGCAGGCGGTGAAGTGTCTACTGGCTTTGACGCTTTCTGCTCGCCGGGCTTCTTCAGCAACCTGATTAAGCACGCCAAGGTGCAAGCTGCCTACACCTACTACTCGTCTACTCAAGAGCCGCTGCGTCAGCGTCTGGACTCTTCGTTGCCGATGGGTACTCGTGTGTTTGAATATGGTGGTGTGCGCTTCATCGAATATCGTGGTACTGATTTCGGTGGCACTGCATTTATGACCGCCAACGAAGCCCGTCTGGTGCCTCGTGGCACGATGGATGCTTTCGGTGTGTACGCTTCGCCCGCTGGCACTATGCAGCATGTGAACACCGTTGGTCAAGAAAGCTACCTGTTCACTCACCGTGACCCGATTGATGGCTCTGTCATCATCCGCTCGGAAATGAACCTGCTTGCCGTGGCCCGCAAACCGGCTGTAATTGTGCGTCTGTACTCTTCGACCTAATCATTGGTTGAATAGCTTTAGCCCCTTCGGGGGCTATTGTTCAAATGTATTCAAAGAGTGTATTTGAACAATAGAATAACAAAACAAAGGAGAATTGGCATGGCCTATACAGGATCGCCTGCAACAAGTGCCGTGGATCGTGTCAGAATCTCGGTCGGGGACATTGATACAACATTGGTTTTCCTTGACGATGCTACATATGAATACTACCTAGACAAAAACAACGGGAATGAGAAACGTACAGCAAGAGAGTTGATGCCAGTCATTCTTTTCTCCCTTGCCAAAATGCGTCGTGAACGTGCTTATATGTGCGAGGTGTATGGTGCTGATACATTTAATAACTACATGCAAGCACTTAAACTCGCTCTTGCAAATCCGGCGATCTATGATGTTGAGTTTACACCGTATGCTGGTGGCATTAGTCGTAGTGATATGCAAGCGAACAGCGATGATAACGATACGCTATCGCCAAAGATTTATCGCGGTGTGACAACAGACAGTGGAACACCTGATTATTTCAATAAAGAAATCTGGGTGGAAGCTGGCACATCTAGTGGTTTCTAATCATGCCTAAAAGCACAAAGTTAGGATATGAAGTAAAGACGGAGTGGAAGGGGCTGGACGATTTGTGGAAACGTTTGCAGGATTTGAATCAGAAAGAGATTGAATACGGGTTTGTAAACGAAGCTGTTTATCCGTCAGATGATCCGCGTGGCAGAGGCGGACAGTATGTAGCTGACATTGCATGGATGAATGAGAATGGATTCACCCTACCCAACGGAACATATTCCCCACCTCGCCCTTTCTTCACGCAGTCTCTTGCTAAAGCTAAATGGTTTGTAAGGCAATCTGCTCCTGCTGTGTTTATGAATGCCTTTCAAGGAAAGCAAGAAAAGAATATGGTGGCAATGGGAGAGTGGTTGGTTGAAAGTGTACAGGATACTATTGGTGAACAAAACTTTGAACCTAACGCAGCACTGACACTGGAACAGAAGTCACCAGAGACGCGCATTTTGCACGATACATCTTTCATGTTCGACAACATTACAGCCAAGATTGTAAACCGAGATGCTTATGGACAACGAAAGAAGGAGGTGGAGATTAAATGACAATTCCTTTGTTTCTATCCGTAGGAAAAAGTACATACACATTTACTAGGCGGGCTGGAAGCTACGTTAATGGTAGGTGGCTTGACGGCTCTGCTACAGCCTTCACTGTTGCTTGTAACATCCAACCGAACATCCAAGGTAAGATGACTAAACTTCTCCCAGAAGGGGATAGAAGTAAATATAGTATTGTCATCCTGACTAACGGAATAGCACAATCTGTAAGGACAAGCCAAGAAGGCAGTGGATTGCTGAAAGGGGATGAAGTTACTTGGAATGGCGATGTGTACGAAGTTAGGGAGATTAATTTCTACAATCTTGGTGTACTAGATCATTACATGGCATTGGCTGTTCGTAAGGAGAAAGCATAATGTCTAAAGTGACAAGTAATGTATTCACCACAACAGAAGATAGCATCTACACAGCTTTTACAGCTACTGTTTCTGGTATCACTGCTTACCTTGATTTACAGAACGGTGTTGAACCAACTACGCCATATTGCCGCATATTCATTGTGTCTGAAACACCTGTTGGGATGAGTAGTGAAAGTGTCCATGTGAATTTCAATACAAGACAGACAATCATGTGCCAGCCTTACGAAGCATTGGTAAGGTTTGTATTTGTTGGTAAGGATAAGCAGTCTGGTGGCAGTAATACAAATGCAGCCAATTATGCTGAAGATTTCAGCTTGAAGATGCAAAGCGTTTATTACAGACAGTTGTTTGCTGACAACGGATTGAGCGTGTTACGTGTTAGTCCCAATAGGCGTTCACAACAAAAACGAGAAACAGACATCTATTCCATTTCTACTATTGATTTGTCACTGGCTTATGACAAACACCTCACTGTCACATTCGACTCGATTGATGACGGGGAGATAAATGGGACATTAACTGAAGCCAATAATGTAGACGGTACGTTGCCTGTAACATTAACTTTTTAGGAGAGAGATAGAACATGACTGTTCTTAATGATTTGATCAGCATCACGATTAATCGTGAAACTGCTACAGTGCAGCGGGCTTCGTTTGCAGTCCCTTGCTTTATTGCTGCACACACTGCCTTTTCAGAACGTGCAAAAGAATATAACAGCGTTACTGAAGTGGCTGCTGACTTTGCCAGTACATCTAATGTGTATAAGGCGGCTCAGAAATACTTTGCCCAAGATCAAGGGCTTGATAAGATTGTTGTTGGTCGTCGCCAAGTTCCGGGCGTGACGATCACTCCGACAGTTGCAAACTCTGCTGTTTACTCGTTCACGTTGGAGGGGGAGGCTATTAGCTTCACATCTGATGGCAGTGCTACAGCTACTGAGATTTGTGATGGTCTGCGGGCTGCAATCACTTCTGCCGGTGTTACAGGTCTTACTGTCGGTGGAACCACCACTATCACCATTGCCCCCTCTGTCTCTGGCACTGGCTATGAACTGAAAGCCCTTAGCACCAACCTGTCGGCTGCTAATGATGCTGCCACTGAAGAATGGGCGGACACCATCACTGCTGTTCAGAATCTGAATGACACATGGTTTGTGTTGTCTACTGAATCTCATGTTGATGCTGACGTTCTGGATATTGCTGCTGCTATTGAAACGCTTGAGAAGGTGTATGTATTCTCCAGTCAAGCCAGTGGTGTGAAAACTTCATCTACGTCTGATATTTTCAGCCAAGTGAAGGCTCTGAATTACGACAACACATTCTATATCTGGAATGCTGCTGCTGATACTAATTTCATCGAATGTGCTTGGGTTGGTTATTTTGCTCCACAACAACCCGGTTCTAATCACTGGTGCTACAAAACACTCTCTGGCATTGTCGCTGACACGCTGTCTAGCTCTGAAGCTAATTACATCAAGGGCAAGAATGGCTCTACTTATGAAGCCAGCATTGGTGGTCGTGATGTTGTTATTGGCGGGAAAGTTAGTGTGGGAGAATGGATCGACGTTATCATTTTCTGCTTCTGGCTGAAAGCACGTATTCAAGAAGGTATTTGGTTCCAGCAGATTAACAGTAAGAAGATTGGTTACACTAGCAAAGGCGCTGCTGTCATTGAAGGCGAGATTCGCCGTGTGCTGGCTGAAGGTATTCAGGTCGGCGGATTGGCTGATAGCCCTGCACCTGTTGTCAGTGTACCGAATGTCTTGAACATTTCGTCTGCTGTCCGTGCCACCCGTGTCCTGCCTGACGTTACATTCACTGCCCGGCTTGCTGGCGCAATTATGTACGTTGATGGCATCACCGGCACCGTGACTGCTTAATAAGGAGAATAAAGAAAATGGCATCTACTCGTACTTCGACGTATTCTCCGTCTGACGTTAATGTTGTAATTTCCCAAGAGTCTACTGATCTTATTCACGTTATTGCTGGCTATGCTGAAGACAGCCACATTAACGTTGAGCGCGACAGTGAAACCTATGAGCATGTGACTGGTGTTGATAACATTGCAACTCGTGTTTACAAGGCCAACACTTCCGGTAAGGTCACTGTATCTCTTGGTCAAGGCAGTGCTTCCAACGATATTCTCACTATGCTGTATCTGAACGACAAGGCAAGCAAGAATAGCTCTGGTTTGTTCACTCTCACTGTTAAGGATGGCTCTGGTCGTTCTGTGGCGTTTGCTCAGGAAGCCTATATCGGTGTTGTGCCTAACAGTCAATATGGGAATAGCTTGAACAACCGCGATTGGGTTTTCCATTGCACGCAGATGGATGACATCATTGGTGGTAACTCGCTCATCTCTCCTGAAGATGTTGCTGCTATTCAATTGCTTGGTGGTGTTGTTCCTTCGGAATGGCAAGCCTAAGTAGTTTCTAGGGAATAACAATAAGGGGAAAGGATTCCCCACCCTAATCTAAGGAGAAGGAAAGAGTGTATACATATTCCCCTAGCGACATTAGCATTACATTTGCTGGTGTGCCGATTGAAGGTTTTAGTTCTGACAATGTTGTCAGGATAAACCGAATCGACCCAATCTACACAAGCAAAAGAGCAATGGATGGAAGTGTTTCTGTTACCAAGCAGAAGTACAGCAAATGGCAAGTGAGCATCTTCTTGGCTCAATCCAGTGAAAGCAATGACCTACTTAATGGTGTTCAAAAACTGTTGTTTAGTTCAGACATTAAAGAGTTGCAATACCTTCCTCTGATTATCAAGGATAATAGTGGAACAACAATGTTCTTTGCCAAGGATGTCTGGATTGAACAACTACCCGAGTTGGAGTTTGGGCAATCACTGGCCACAAGAGAATGGGTGTTTATGTGCAATGATGTTGAGTGTATCATTGGTGGTAATGCTGAAGATTTATCAGGCATTACAGAAGCCGTAGCTGTTATTTCATTGTTGCAAACGGCATACGAAGGAAGCCGCAATCTTGTACGAATAGTGAGGAGTTTATAATATGTCCTCTACCGTATATGATCCTTCACAGAATTTCGTTATCATTGGTGGATACGCTCTGACAGGTGTTACATCAATTCGTGTGAATAGGGGGAATGACGCCTACAAGAATGTAGACGGGATTGACCCAATCTATTCCGCAAGGGTGAAGCAATTTGCCCGTCCTTTTAGACTCATTGTCAAACTGTTGCAGACAAGCGAAAGCAATCAAGTCTTGCAACGTCTATACGCCTCGTCCGAGGTAAATGCCAACTCATTCTTGCGAGTTGAAGTGGTGAGCAGCAGCGGCTCTAGTGGAACAGCACCAAACATTTCGTCTACAGGTTATATTGTGTCAGCCCCTGATCTTATCAGAGAAGCAGAAGCAAATGACACTGAATGGCAGTTTGTTGTTAACACACTTGAGTTTACGTCCCTCACTGATCTAATCTATTAAATCAGGAAACAAACTAACATGGCGATTCAACAACTTGATGTCCACATTGATGGCGTCGATTATAAAATCACTCAATTCCTTGCAACCAAGGGGCTTGGCATTGAAGTGAAGCTAATGAAGCTGCTTGGCCCTTCCTTTATGGAATTGCAAAAGGCATCACAAGATGAGAATGCACAAGAAGCTGTATTGTCTGCTGCTATCACTGTGCTAATTGAACAGTTTGATAAAGTGGATGTTGTAGCACTTATCAAGGAACTGTTGTCTGGTGTTACCAAGGGTACAGCTACAATCAACTTTGACCAAGAGTTTGCCGGACGATATGGCGTTATCTTTGACTTGGTTAAGGAAGTTCTGAAGTTCAACTTCTCTGATGTTTTTTCAAAGCTAGGTTTAGGCATCGGGGCTTAAACTCTAGCGAGTCTGAATTAGATTCAGGTACAAGACGACTGTACAAAGAGATTGAAGAGAAGTTTACAATTGATATTCGTATCCTCAATCTCTTGTCTGCTGAAGAAAGATATTGTACGTACAATGAACTTCAGACAGCGTACAGCGTTCCCGACTTTTATGACATGCTGGAAATGATGGATGTAAATGCTGCCTTGAGAGAGGATAGTAGGCGCAGAAGCCAAAAACAAGAATAACGTGACGGAGAAAGCGCATGGAACTGGCAAAGCTATTTGCTACTGTAGGGTTTAAGGTAGATAAGGATGGCCTGACTGAGTTCCGTAAGGAGATGGCTGACCTGAAGGTAAGCCTGAAAGAAGCCGCTATACAAACAGGGAACCTGAAGAACCAGCTTAGGGGGTTGTCCGCACAATTCAGAGCCTTCCAGAAAATTACTGACACCAAGGGTGTTACGAAATGGATGGAGGGGATTGAGAAGAGCGTTGTACATCTCAACAATATGCAAACCGCTGTCAGCGGGCAGGCTGAACGATCCAAACACTGGGCTGACAGTTTTGCATCTTCTATATTCAAACTCCATCAAGCCATTACTGGACGCGAAAATGAAGTTGTAAAATATGCCAGTGCTATTGGATTACTAGCTGTCAACTTTGAAAGACTGAAAGCTGCTACAGCAGGTATTAGTCGTTTCCGCCAAGTCCCTCGCAGTGCTATTAGCGAAGGGCAAGGCGGCTACGGTGGTGCTAGAGAAGGGGCAGGAAGACCTCGTGGAAGCGGTGGCGGAAGTGAAGCCAATCAGTACATAGGATATTGGGGGAGAGCATCTGGTATTGCCAAGACCGGCCCTGCTGCGTTCCTACGCCCTATGCTCCCTACAGGTATGGGGTTGTTTAATGCTGTTGCTGGTGGATACGCATTTAAGGAATTGGTTGCCACAGGTCGTGAAATGATGCAGATGGAGAATATGCTCAAAGCAATCTCCGGCGATACACAGACATTCAATAGTAATTTGAAGTTTGTAAAACAGACAGCAGATGAACTTGGTATTTCCATACTGGATATGGGACAAAGCTATGCCAAGATGTTTATGTCCGGTAAAGCTCAGTTTGGAACAGACGTTCTTCAGAAGA